AGCATTCCCCGATGAAGTCGGAATCCCACAAGTCTTTAGCTTGTGGGTAGTTCAAATTCAAAGTTCGACAAGGAGGAAGAAAAATGATTAAATTATCGCTTGACCGCCATGATTTTGTAGCTGCCGTGGAAGGGTTTGCCAAAGGTTCACATCTTAGGCAGCACGTATGGAGAGAAATAGTATTCAAGTCTATTCCACAGATGACTAATGATGAGATGGACTTCTTCTGGTTTATCTTTAGGCGCAACCTGTGGGACTGCTACTTCGGAGAGTTTGCTAATGGGGTTGGCGCGGAAGACTACCTCCATACGCTTGCCGCCCTGCACCGAGGGAACCGCTCCTACGTGCGTTTCACCCCAAGCAACACGCATGGAAAAGGAAAGTCCGTATTGGCCCTCTGCTATACATTCATGGACAAGCTGCGACCACTGTACCTTAATGGTGAAACGGAGTTACAATGCTTTGACGACTTTGTTCCTGGCGAGTGGGTGATTAATCTATGCAAAATTCCAATGCCGGAGAATAAGTATGTTGAAGATGGGAAGATGGATTGGTGGACTGATTTGTCCGTGTATAACAAACAACTAAAATACTAAGAAGGAAAAACATGAAGATTAGACTGGCAAAGAAAATAATGGAAAGAAAGTTCAATAACCTTTCTCCATATTGGAGAGATATAGCTATTGATTATTTTGCATTGAAATCGAACAGAGACCACCGCATTACCAAGGCGGTAGAGTTGACGAAAAGATGGAAGCTTCGCAAGGTGAAGAATGACGCAAAGAAGTTTTTAGGTACAAACCCTTTAAAAGCGAAAGACCTCCATTGTGGTGCTAAGAATCTTAAAAAGTATAGCGTATGAATAGGCAAGAATGTTTCGATATACAGCGCAAGGCATTCGAGAAGGGAAAAGTCTTATGCTGCACCTGTGAGGGATTGGTAGAGTACAAGATAGAAGACTTGGTAAACCAACCAACAAACGGCCTGTTGTACGACCTCAACAGAGACCAAGCGACAATCATCACTGCGTTCCCTGTTGAAAAGATAATGAACGAGCTTGCTACCATCAATGTGCTCAAATACCTGCACGAACAATATCAAAAGAAAAAATAATAATTTTAAATCACAATAAAATGGTAAGAGTAAAAATCAAGAAACGAAATCCGAACGCAGTTGTCCCTTTTAGAAAACACGATGATGACTATTGCTACGATTGCGTGGCCGTTTCGGAAGAAGAGGTTGCTCCTAACGTGTGGAAATACGGATTGGGCTTCGCTCTGGAGATTGAAGGGAAGAAAAGTCAAGCCGTTAATCGTTGCATCACGGCCAGACCACGTTCCTCTGTTTGGAAGACTGGTATGGTGCTATCCAACTGCACAGGCACTATCGACGATGGGTATCGAGGAGAAATATCAGCTGTGTTCTATCACGTAATGCCTAACATGCCAAGGTACAAGGTCGGAGACCGTATTTGTCAGCTTCATTTCGATTCAGATTTGGCCATCGACTTTACGGAGGTTGATGAGTTGAGCGAAACAGAACGCGGTGACGGTGGGTATGGCTCTACCGGTCTTAAAGGATAGTCTATGCCTGCATTTCGAAAGACACCAAAGGAAATCGAGGACTATGTGGTAGCGCATATCGACGACAGACCGAGGACAAAGGTCGCTGAACGTTGCGGCATATCGCTCAGTACGCTCTATCGCATAATCCGAGAGCATGGAGGCGAGCTTAACTATAATCTTACAAAAAAGAGGAATGGCATCGAGGAGCGAATATCCAAAATGTATCTCACGATGTCCGCAAGAGAGATAGCGAAAGAACTTGGAGTCGGAAAGTCAACCGTTGCTCGATGGGCACGAAGGCTTGGGGTGCATCATACACAAGAAACCATTATGAGACTTCAAAGCGAGACTTTCAGAAAACTTGATTATACGAGAAGACACCTTGACTACGAGGCCATTCACAAGAAACGTTCCAGAACGAGGAGAATGGAGGAATGGCGGGTGATGAGCGGTCTTCCGCAACAGACAAAATTCAAAGTAAAGGTAATTCCGAATAGGGTGTACAAGGCGATGTGGCACCTGAAAGACAAGTACAACTATTTCTTCGAGACTGACAGCGCAACACTTTTTTACGACTCGCAGACCAAGCGAAGGCCAAACGAACAGTATTATGTCAACAAATATGGCATCAGGTTTGAGCAAGCGGACGAAGAATGATATTTCTGTGCATTATATATGATTAGGGGCGGCTATCCTTCGACGGACGGTCGCCCCTTTTTCGTTTCATAACTAACTAAAAATAAAAACCAACCTAATATTGTGTGGAATTTAAAAATCACTTTCTTAACACAAATCTTTTGACTCCCCAGCCGATGAGTCCGAGAATGCCGACAAAGAGGATGGCCGCCGTCGACTTCCCCAATCTCAGAAAGGCCTTATCCGTCTTCGACAGCTGTTTCTCCACCTCGACTTTGTATGGTATCGAGTCACGGACTACCAACGTGTCCGTACTGTTCTTGTAGATATACCTGAACCTGTCCTTGTATTTCCATCTGTCCTTGAACACCGTGTCTCCACGCATGTATATCGATATGCTGTCATGCAGCCACACCGAATCGACTTTGAAGAACGAGTCTGTCTTGTTGACGATCCTGTCCCTGTACTCCGTCACGGGAACATACTTCGTCGTCGTGCACCGGCAGAACATCGAAAGCGCCAACATGGCGAAGCACGTTATGACGAGCCATTTCCACCAATCGAACCTTGTTTCCATATCACTTGATTTTAATTGTTACTTTCTCGCCATTGCCCCAAGACTCCTGCATCCTGCCAATCAGCTTGTCTGTCCAGAAGCGAGAATTGCTTATCCATCCAACCTTGTCGTTCTTGCCAAAGAGCAAGCATCCCTCCGTATCCTTGGCGGAATTGCCGCTATGAATGCGAATGCCATCGAAGCCCGTGACATTCTCCAGTAACGGCAGCTTCTTCCCGAACCGAGGTGAGTACGTGTATATCACATTGTATGTGCCTCTCGGAATGGCCGTCTTGCCTTTCTTTTTTACGGCCATTACGTCTTTCGTGCTCATGCCTTGGTACAGCCCCCTGTCTGTGTCTTCCAGGCAGTTGCAGCCAAAATATTCACCGTCCACATAGACACGGCTAACCGTGTAGCCGTCCTTCTTCCATTTTCTGTCAATCGTGATTAACATTGCTTACCTCCTTTTCCTTGTTTGTTTGTCGTACTCCCATCCATCGCCTCTTCCAACGCCTCCCCGACGTCCTCGTTCTTTTTCTTTACCAATGAGATAATGAAACGCTTGACGCTAAAACGATTGGCTATGCCGTGCAAGCCGCAGACGTGCCCTACGATGCTGTCTATCTCCCACACACAGCCGAACCCGAGCCCGACGGCGGCGGTAACAACGTGGTCCGCCCAGCCCAACGGCTCGAAGATGGCGAGCCCAATCAATGCGCCGACCAATAGGTAGGTGATGTAGTCCACCGCCTTGTTGCATGTCCTGCGCCCTGCCCTCGAGAACCTGAACTGCTCGTTGTTCTTCAGGCTCTCCGATATTCCGAACCAGAAGTCCGCGAGGATTAACGCGACGATGAATACGAGCATCCATCTCAAGTCATACAGGGCCGACAAGGCTTCTCCTCCCATCGTGGTGACGACAGCCGCCTTTGTGCCACTTGTTGTTATCGAACCTTTTATCATAATGTTTGTACGTTGTCTTTAATATTACAAAAATAGCAAAAAATGTTAAATTACACGCCACTTTTCCCGAAAAAGTTTCATGTTTTTTGTTCTGAAAATCAAATTGTTGAGCTTGAACGAGAAAATCCAGACGCTTGAACGTGATTTCTGAGAAATTTTCACAAAATCAAGCCTCAAAGGACAATTTCTTGCCGTCAAGCCGCAGGTCTGCCATTTCCGTTTAGAAAACTTTTCTCACCATCAAAGTTTTCTGCCAGCGCCTCGAAGCTCGCCCTCTTCCTCTTGAGCGAACGAGCGACCATGACATTTCTCCTGCACTTGCTCTTGATTCTCACGCATTCGTACCTCCCCTTGATATACAGCTCCCGATAGAACCGTTTGTCCATCTTCGACAATATCCCTCTGCGAATGTCATAGCTGGCGCAATTCCTCATATAGCCAAGATAGCTGTTGATGGAACTGACGAAATGCTCCAACTGCTCGACGGAGTAATCATCGGGTAGGGTGTTCATGCGGTGGATGAGGTTCTCGAAGTTACCCACGGTTCGGTTGCCTGGGTATATCCTGCCGTTCTTCACCACCATGCCCGTGAACTTGATGCCTCGGCTACACTCCTGCAACATAATCTTCCTTGGATGCAAGGTGACTCCAAAGTCTCCGAGGTAAGCTCGTATCTTGGGGATGGCATCGAGCAACACCTGCTTGTCACGGTGGATGAGATAGAAGTCGTCCACATACCTTCCGTGATGGCGGATATGGAGTTCCGTCTCCATCCACCAGTCAAAGAGGTTCAGCCAGAAGTTGGCGTCGTGCTGGCTCGTCAGGTTGCCTATCGGCAGTCCGCACCCTTCCTTGCTCGTCCTCAGAGTCTTGCCGAACGGAACCTTCGCCATCTCCTCCCTTGTGGAGCGGTAGATGCAATGATGGGTCGGGTCGTTCATGATGGTGACTCTCGACAGGTAGCGCAAGTCCTCGATGTCCTCGCCCTTGTAGTTCTCTACGATGAAGGCATCCACCATGTCGGCGAGCCGCTGTCTCGGTATGCTCATGAAAAATCCCTTCATGTCGCATTTCAGATACCAGCAGGGCTTCGTGTGGTTCTCCGAGCACTCCCTGATGTCCTCCCTCAGCATTCTCACGCCATAGAGCTGCCCCTTGCCCTTGCGGCAATTGAAGGTACGGCTACTGAACACCTCCTCGAAGAGGGGCTCGAGCCGCAGGGCGATGTAATGGTGGATGACACGGTCTCTGTAGTTGGCGGCGAAGACCTCACGGTAGACAGGTCGGGAAACGACGAAGGTGATGGATGGCATGGGCTTGTAGGTTCTGTCGTTCACCTCCTCCGTGAGACGGGTGATGTTCTCGAACAGGTTTACCTCGAACAGGATTGCGTCGGGCGAAGATGCCTTGCCTCTGTGGCAGTCTATGTGCGCCTCCAGTATGCCCTCTGCCTTTACCATCGCTTTTTGTTTCCTCTCTTCTCCCACTTAGTGCTGTGACAGGACGCACGTGATTCTTGTTCGTAACCTTATCGTTGTTGCCCCGATTGCCGTTGTCGAAATTCAGATTCCACGCATTCGTCTCAGATTGCTCACAACTACTCCAGTAATTCGTACGCTGTCTTCTCGCTCTATTCATCTTAACTGCTCTCCATGGGTCGGTTGCACGACCCACGAAGCTTGACAGTGGCGAGACCATTAATCATGGAGAATCACACGCTATGGCGAGCCGTAGCCACGCCATACTCTGGCTTGAACCCGAGGCAGGACTAACCTTTCCTCGAGTTTCCCCAAGCTGTGGCCTGTCTGCCGATGAGTGTAGTGAGCCTGCAAATGTCCGCCGCCTGCCGCTCGGAGAGCAGCTTGCGGCCGAAGCAGAGGCGAAGGACGGTCTTCAGGAGCTCGAACTTCACCCGAAACCCCATCATGTACTGATGGCGGTTGTCGGGGTACATGTTGGCGAGCTGGATGTACTCGAAGAGCTCCAAGGCGACGTTCGTCATCTTCTCGCCGAGGTCGTAGCGATACATCTTCGGGAAGTTCCCTTTGTACTTCACCAACTTGTCAACCATTTCGTAGGTGTCCTTGTAAATCCGTAAATCCTTTGCCAGTGCCATTTTCGTAACATTTGCGGCTCTGTCGCCGCCAACTAAAATGAGATTGTGTTATTTTTAATGTATATTTAACTCTTTGCTCACCCCCCCGTATCCTTGCTCACCCGACCGCTTTAGGGGCGGTCGGAAAGAGATAAAGGGATGAAGGGGTGAAATGATTAAAATGCTGTGACAGGACGCACGCGAAGCTTGCCCGCAACCCCATCGTAGTTGCCCCGATCGCCGTTGCCGAAATTCAGATTCCACGCATTCGTCTCAGATTGCTCACAACTACTCCAGTAAGCCGTACGCTGCAACAACGTCACCGTCTGCTTCCCTGCCTTCTGCAAGCGTGCGAGGGCGAGGTTGATGGTCTCAAAGTAGCGGTGTATCAGCGCAAGGTCGCCCATGCTCGGCAGCCACCACGACTTGGCGGCGATGGTCGGGTCGCCTCCGGGGTCTCCCGTGTGGCCCTTGCTGTAGTTGTAGGCGTATGCCACGGCGTAGGTCTTTGGGTCGTCCGACTTGTAGGCTGCGTTGGCCATGATGTTGGCCGTGAGCGTCTTGCCGTCGAAGCTGTTGAGGTCGCTGGACTGGATTACTCGCACCTTATCGCTGCTTCCCCACGCCAGTGCCGCTGGCTCGTCGAGGGAGATACCCAGCCGATAGCCTCCCATCTGCACGACGATAGCGTCAGCGTCGGCCGCCGTGATGCCGATGTTGGTGGTCTGCCACGGATCGATGCGCATGTACGTTCCCCATGATTCCCACTGCTTCTTGCCGATGTACACACCGTCCTGCAAGGAGCGCAGGTTCTGCTCCATGTAGGTCTTCATACTTGCCGAAGATGCGTTGGTGATGGCCTGTCCGTTCGATGCAAGCCACTCGCTCATTTTCTTTGTCTTGATTGCCATAATATTACTTTTTAAAAAACATTATAAATACCGTTGTAATCACATTTTCCTTTTTACCGCTCGCACGCCTTGGAAAGCGCGCCGTTCACCGCCTCGATGAAGCAGGGGGCGCAGAACTGGGTCACGAGGTCTTGTATGATTTTCACCTCGTCCCCGTCGTATTCCGTGTCCTCGCCGCCGTTCCACATCTTCGTGGCGAGGGCGATGCCCTTGATGCCGAGACCGTTCCCACGGCTGTACACCAAGTTGGCTATCTCCTTCCTGGCGTTGATTACCTGACAGGTCTTCCTGTCTATGGAGGTAAAGACCTCCAGTGATTCTAAGTTGAGTTTCATATCTTTGTTCTCCTTGGGTTAATATGCATGTGATGCAATTCTCGCCGTATATCTTGTAGTCAAAAAATTGGAACGATATACCAGCAAAAACGTTACGACATCTCCTGGACCGACCTCTACATAATCTGCGTCATTCCCATCCTTGTCGAAAAATGTAGGCAAGTTGCTTGTGTCCCACGGTGTCTTTCCATTCGTGTCTTTTAGCTTGTTGCGACCGTAAACGTTGAAGTGTTTTGTGCCTGGCTCGCCGGCAATAGTGAACCTAACGGCGAAAGGGGTCGAATTATCGATGCCCAATGCGCATCTCACTTCATTCAATCCCGGTAGGGTAATTCCGCTTCCATCGACATCGGAATAGATAAGCCATGTGTTGTTTTCGCTAATCTTAGCATATCCATCGCCTTCGTAAATCGTGTTGGCCTTTTCGATGTAGCAATAACTCCATTTGTATCCCCCAATCCATCCATTGAGCACACCGTTTCCGCTGCCCGTGAAGGCGAAGTTGTAACCACCGTTCTTTGCTGAGAAGATGGCTGCGATGTTGTAGCCTAACCCCCACTGGTCGCTTTTATCTTCGTTCTCGAACCTCGCCACGGCTCTCATGCCGCTTGAAGTTGGCATGACGTTTCCACCGATTCCCGCGAAGCAATCGTGCGAGTCGTTGCGGAAGATGACGTATGCGTCGTTGTCGAACGGCTCGTTAGTCAAGCCGTTGCCGCTTATGGTGAACCCTGCGATTTTGCCGCTTGTTGCGTTTATCGTGCCTGTGATGTTGGCATCCGACGCACGCAGGCTGCCTCCCCTTGTGACGGCGAAGTTGGCGTTCGAGCCAGTCTTGCCGCCCACCCACAGCGAGTAGTCGTCGTTGCTGTCCACGACTCTGAAAGAGCCGTACAGGGAGTTGTCCGACGGGTTGTAGAGGTTGACCTCGTTGCCGGTCAGCATGTCGATGGAGGCGTTCTCGGCAAGGAGGATGTCCGTGGCGATGCTCGTGAAGTTGCTGAACACCTCCCAGTGGCCGTCCGTCACGCTTGGCGAGGATGTCGCATAGGTGGAAGTACACCTGTACCATTTCTTGCCGACGTACTCCACGTCGAGGAACTCCTCGGAGTGGCCCTTGCCAGAGTAGTAGGAGTAAGACCCGCTCTCGAAGCCACGGTGCTGGCGGATGACTGGGCCCTTTCCGCCGGAGGCACCGTCTTGCACGACAGGTATCTCCATGCGGGCAAGGATGATGTCGTCCGTCAAGTCTTTCGGGTCAACGGCGCTGCCTACATACATGACCACCCTTGCGTTCAACAGACCAGTGTTGCTAAATTCGTCCGAGATACTGCCGTAACTATCTAAGTACTGTGGGTCGAAGTTGACTCTCGGCTGCTCCAAATAGGGGTCTGTCGTGTACTCCGTCCATACAGCGCCATCGTTGAACGACAGCTGCACAGTCACCAAGCCTTTGTCAGACTTCCACTGGTTCTGCCTCTCGCTGCCATCGATGCGGTAGCCCTTGATAAGCATGTACTCTTTTGCCGAGTATTCGTTGTTCCTGTTGATGTCGCCGTCTGCGTCCAGCGATATGTAGGACGGTGTGGCATCGAGGCGGTACACCACAGCGTTGTCGCCCTTCTCTCCCTTCTGGGAGTAACTGATCGAGCCAGTGACGGATGCTACTATCTTTGTCATGACCGCCTCCTTTCCTTACTTGGTGCCAGTGATGATATATACCGCCCCCTTGTAGTCCCGAAGACCCACCTCGGTGACGGTGAACTTACCATCCGATGCCGTGAGCGCACCGCTGATTTCCACGCCAGCGTTGCTGTACAGCTTCATGTCGAAGGTCACGCCGCTCTCGTCGCTCGTGGAGCCACGCTTGCGCATGGCGGGGACGTATACAATCTTGTCTCCTGAGTTCTGCGTGAAGTTCTCCGCCACTGGGTTGTCGTTGCCGTCGGTGGGGTTCGGGTATATCATGTACTCGTCCGACACGTCGTTGATGGTCTGGACGTCCGACGCATAGAAGTTGGAACCGCTCCATGCCTCGCACTTCACGATGACGGAAGAGTCCACGTCAGCCTCGTTGACGGTGAAGGCGGCCGACTCGGAGTTCTGCGCCAGCTTCCAACCATCCGCAGCCGTGGGGTCTGGCAGATACCACTTGAAGGTGTAGCCCGTGTTCGACACGCCTGTTCCGTTCATGACCTGGGCCTTCACGCCGCAGCCTCCTCCCTTCTCCGTGATGGTGAAGAGCTTGGACAAGTCCGCTGGCACGATGCTCAGCCGCTTGGCATTTTCCGTGCCCTTGGCGATGTAAACAGGGAACATGGCCTGTAGCTTCGGGTTGGTGTTGGCAAGGGCGACGGTCGCCTGGCACATGATGTTGAAAGACTCACCGCTGTTGACCTTCACAAGGTTCTTCACGACCGTCAAGGTGGGGTTTCCGCTGTCGTCCGCACCTTGCACGAAATGGCCTGTGGTGCCCCCGAGCATGTTGGTGGAATTGCCCTTTGCGTCGAAGGTCAGCGTCACTCCGGCCACTATCCATGCCACCGATGCCTTCGAGAGGTCGAACGAGTTTCCTGCTCCCTGCTCCGCGCTGAACGCCTGGAACACGATGGTCGGGTGTGTCGCCCCCGTTGCCTCGTAGTCAGGGGTGATGGATGTCGGCGCGCTCCATTCGCCGTCATAATACTGATATACGTCTCCGGCGGTACACTGTAGTACCGTGTGTATGGTCGTTCCGTTGCTTGTCACGATGATCTGACCGGTTACTGATGCTTTGCTCATGGTTTACCTCGCTTTCTTTTTAGTTTCCTCCTCCTTGTCGCTGTCACTCTCGTTGTCGGCTTCCTCGCCAGTAGGCATGCTGTCTCCCACGCCCTCCACGGGCACTCCCGTGGCGGGGGACGATACCACTGCGTTCGACATGTCGGACGATGCCTGCGACTTGCCAGTGCCTCTGTCGTCCTCCGTGCCGCCGTACCTCTTGGGTGTGTAGCAGTCGGCCGGTGTCTCCACCGTTCCCTTTATCTCCGCCAGCACGTCGCACTCCTGTATGAGCGAGCCGCCGAGCGTCCTCACCCTCTCCGACAGCGTCATGCCTTCCACTCCGTTTACCTCGCTCTGATAGAGGACGCAGTTTCCGTCGTTGGTCAAGGTGAGGGGGACGTCGTCTCCCATCACCTGTCTCGCCACTTCCTTGGTTACTTTAACATAGTACTTCATTTCATCTTATTTTTAATGATTAAACAATTCCGTTCGCTCTCTCACATCAACCGTTCGTCTCGTCGATTTCCCTCGCCACGATGTACTCTCCGCTCTCTGTCACGAGTGCGTTTCCGTCGTCATCCACAACGAGGTTGTACGGCCCCCTGTCCTCTATCACGAGGCGGATGGTCTTCTGCGCTGCGAACGGACAGACGAAAGTGGGGCCGTAGCCCAGCGTCTCCGCGCTCTGCGTCATGGTCGTGGTGCCGTCGGTCGATGTCTTGCGGCCGTAGGTGATACGCTGCCACTTAGCCCTCAGCACACCATTCCATACGTCCTTGTCCATGTCCCCCTTGTTGTCCGACACGACAGCCTGGCAGGCGATGCCGCCAACGTCAGCGCTCACGCCGAAGCCCGAGCCGATGAACTTGGCCGCCAGCGGAGGTATGCTTCGCTTGATGTACGTGACCTTCCTTGCGTCCCCGTCACGCGGTGCCGTGGGAACGTCCCCCGTCGGCACATAGCAAGCCCGTACCTCGTATCCGATCCCCTCGCCTATGAGGTCGCAGTCGATGGTGATGGAGGACACCTGTCCGTTGTCGCCCTTCGTAACGTCCGTGAGCTCGTAGCCGTCGGCATCGTCCACGGACGTGATGAGCTGCCTCGTTCCGCCGTCGAGCAGTCTGTACCACCATATCTTCGTCTTCTCGTCCGCCGTCTTGTCGGTGACACCCACCATGACCTTCACGGTGAGCTTCTTCGAGTTTCCATGCCGAAGCGGATTCCATTCCACGGTGGGTGCGCTGTCGAGCATGAGCTCCGCCCTTGCGTTGGTGACATCCTCGACATACATCGACTTGTTGCAGATGAACGTGTACTTGTAGCCGCTCTGAGGGTCTATCCACGTTCCCTCGAAGCGCATCGTGCGAGGTGTCGACACGCTGGAGTTCTTCTTCACGTAGAGCGTGCCCCTCTGGCTGCCGCTCGTCACCGCCTCGTACCCGCTCACGATGCTCGCCGTCTCGTTGCTCGCCACCACCGTGATGCCGTCTGCCGTCACCTCCGACCACTTGAACGAGTCCAGCTCGGCGTTGCACGTCCCCGTCTCGTTCGGGTTGTCTGGGTCGATGAGACTACAAGCGGGGAAGAGCACGCAAGGTCTTATCGTGTAGTCCGGGGAGTATGCCTGTTCCACCCCGTCGTACTGCTGGCGGTTCACGATGTTGCCCACTATCTCTATCTCGCAGGTCTGCGAGTAGGCGGTGGGCTGCACCTCCATCATTATGTCCCTTGAGACCGTTAGTTCTTTTGCCATAGTTTCTTAAAATGATTGATTAAACATGATTATATTTTCCATTTACTCAGAATCTCGCCCTCGCCTTCGCCGACATCAGCGTCTCGCCGTCCTTGATTTCCGCAGAGCATGTGAACGTCACGCTGCCTACCTTGTAGGCGTTGCTCCCGAGGTCTTCGTAGGTGAGCGGCAGCGACGTGCCCTGCTTGGCGTGCGAGACAGCCCACTTGTTGTCGGCCGTCACGTCCCCGCTGTCCCTCGTCCACACCACGTTGGTCATGGCATCCGTCACGTCCTGGTTGTAGAGCTTGCCGACGACCGAGAGGGTGGTGAACGCCTTGTACGAGCCGTCCGTATCGACAGCCCTGATGTCGCTCAGCTTGAAGCTCCAGTAGTTCGAGGAGAGCATCTCCATCTCGAAGTAAGGGTTGCCCTCCACGAAAGCCCAGTCTGTGGAGGAGTAGGTCGGTGCGTTGGTGGTCTTGTCCTTCAGGCACTGCCACTTGCAGCCGAGGTAATATACGGTGTCTATCAGGCCGTCTCCATTGCGGTAGGGCTTGTCGCCCTTGGCCGTCTCCAGGCTCCACACGCCCCTGTCCCTTGTCGTGTAGATGGGGTTTCCCTCGTAGTCCACCTGCTGGAACGACTGCGCCATCATCCACTTGGCGTAGAAGGCACCGTCCCTCTTGTTGGCGGTGGGGAAGTCCTTGAAGAGGAAGTCCAGCGCGTCGGGCAGCTTGCCCATGGCGAGCGAGTAGTTCGTCTTGTCGATGATGGGCTTCGTCACGTGGTCGAGCCACACCAGCAAGCCCTCCGAGGAGGATATGTACCAGCAGCTCTGCCTGTCTTCGTCCACGGCGTTGCCCCAGCGTATCAGCCTCGCCAGCTCGCAGGGAGGGTTGTTCTTTCCGCTCGGGCATTCGTCGTCCGGGTAGCACACAACCGTTATCGTATTGCTCACCGTGTTCACCGACAGCACCCTTATCCATATATCGTAGTACTCTCCGCCGCCCGATGCCAAGGTGTTGACCGTGGCAAGCACCACGTCGTTCTCCTTGAAGGCCGTGAAGTCTCCGTCCCACCGCTGTTGCAGCTGTAGGTCGTAGGTCGTGTTCCCGTCCTCCGTGGTGGCGGGTATCTCCGTCACCTTCTCTATCAGTCCGCTCTCCGTGAACACCAAGTTGCTCTCCATGGCGGTCTGCCTGTTCACGATGAGCTCCTTGGCGATGATGCTGCTTCGGGACGTGATGCTCTCGAACTCGCCGTTTCCCAGCTCGTCTATCCTCGCACCCGTGCCCAGTAGCATGCCCTGAATGAAGTCGCCGAAGGTTGCTCCGCTCTTGAATCGGGAAAGACTCTCCGACGTGAGACCCTTGACGAACTTGGCGACATCCTCGAAGGTTATCTTACCCTTGGCCGTGTCGTCATTGAATTTTGACAAATACAGCTTATCCGTAATGCTTGCGTTAAACCCACCATTACCACCGCCTGCAAGACTTTCAAGCTGTTTAACAGTCTCTCCCTTTACGGAATCGACCATCTGCTTTATTTCGGACTGGCTGATTTCAAGCGAGTTAACAAGAGAAACCTCAACTTCTGCTAATATATCATCACCAGCCTTTACGGAATAATCGCTAACGAAAACATCATGAGTGATAGGGGTTCCATCTGCGTTCGTCTCACCATCCACTTGAATAGATAACTTTGCGTTCTCGTTTAGCTTCTTTGCGAAATCTTGATTTTCCTGCAAGAATATACGTGAGAATTTAATGGAATAGTTGAACTGATCCTCATTGTTCTCACTCATATACTTAATCAGAGCCTCGTCAAGACGCTTCTCCGCCGCGGTCACGAGAACCTTTGGCGGATTGATGCCCGTGAGCACGAACAAGTCACCTTTTTGTGGCTTAAATCCTGCGCTTGCATTAGGCATCACGATGCCAAGGGTGCTATCATCCTTCTTGACCGCTATCCAAATTTCCTTCTGTGTGGTGTCTTGGTTCAGCGTGTCAGCCATCGCCGAGTTGTCGTCGAGGATATAATCATTGGCATCTGTATTGACGGATTTTAAGTTTCCGCTGCCGTCTGTGCTAACGATATTATAACACTTACTATTATCGGCGTTCCAATGACAGCCAATCTCGAACGAACAAGCAGGACAGCCGTTACTCTTTATCAAGTTGAGTTTTGCACTCTCGCTTGCCAATGCGTGCTGGAATAAGTCGAACCCATACGTTCCACTGAACTTATGCAGCTTGATATAGAAGTATGAGTGAATATAGTTGCTGTCGCTGTCCTTTACGTCGCTGTCCGCACTGTCGAACGCCACATCCGCTATCTCACCGAACAGTTGTCCGAGACCATTCTCCTGTATCACGTCATTGCGGATGCCGTTGATGGTTGGCTTTATGTCGTCAAACGAGACGCTCCCTTGGTGTGGATTTCCTTTTTTGTATTGGTTCGTAAACGTATAATACTTTCCACTTCCATCCGGTAATAGATAAGTATCGTCCTTGGCGAAATAAAAACGCTCGGCACCTCCACTCTCCCTGTAAATAGAAGGCATGAGATTCTGAGATGGACTAATCCAAACCCTATCCGTTATACGAAGCTTGGCAGCGTCACCATCGTCTCCTTCACTTCCGTTCCATTTATTCCCGTCGAAAGTAAATTCTAACACCTTGGAAGGAACGGAATCTAAACCGTTTATTGTTATTCCGCTATCCTCATACCCCTCAGTGTTGTTTTCGTATTGCCAGTAATACTGTGACTTTGGCTTAAATACATAATTTACAGCGCCGCTTGGTTCCGCCGTGACTTTTGCATATACATTGTCGTTGTCGCCGATTACCTCGGGATTTGTTACAATGATAGAACATTCGATAAGTACGGCATGTTTTTTCTTTACAATAATTGGCGCAATCTTATCTGAGCTTTCGGAATATTCGTCCATACCGTCGAGTGCTCTTCCAAATCCCGACTCGCTAAGGTTAGGGTTGTCAAGTAACTTTGCGACATCCTCCTTTGTCATATTTTGGCCTACGAAATATTTGTAGACATAACTAAACTTAAACCCTAAATTAGAATCGACCTCTTTTGCCGTAAAAGAAAACTTACTAAAATCGATACTCCCCTCAACAGGAATTCCCTCTATCTCCGCAATGATATATGCTTCAAAATGCCATATTCTGGCTGTACTATGAAGGCCAGGTCTAAGGCTGTAAGAAACACGACCTAAATGAGAGGTGAACTTTACGCCATCTATTGAATTTTGTAATTTAGGGCGAGACGATTGACCAGATCCAGTGTCATCAAAATTTAAACCTCCTTCTATTCTTGTAAGATATGGGGATACCCCTATGATATTCGCCTCGTATTCTGACTTCGAGGTTTTGCACAAAACCAACGTATCATTGTATATGTTTGGATTCCATTTGAAAACTTTAGACAAATCGACATCCGTAACAAGCGATGTGTCGAAGTTTTCAGTCTCATACACCGCTTTGCCATACTCGTCGTCATTAGGGTAATAGTAAGGCAAGTTGTCGGAAGAGCCGTAACCCGTGATCATGTCGACTATCTTATAGTTGGCGTTCTCCTTGGCTATGGAAATGAGCTCGTTGTTGCGGCCATACTTAACCGGTGTTGAAGTCAAGTCGTTCTGCACCTTACCGACATGACATACATTGCCAACCCAATAATAAGTCAGCTCGTATGTGGTATTGATAAGTTGCAATACATCTGTCAGATATTGGTCTTCAAAAGAAACCTCCTTAACCTCGTCCGTTCCGTAGCCCTCATCGATAACAACATAATAACCCTTGTCTGCATCGTTTGGCCTATACAGACCGCAATACGCCATCGAGCTGTTAATTCTGGCAACGAACTCGTAAATATCACCTCCGAATGTAAACTTCGTTTGGTTCGAGCGGTACCTATCCTTGTTCTGTGTATCTAAATCATCAACAACAACGTCAAAGAACAAAGTGTTATCGAGCAATTCTCTTCTTGACGTGAAGGTAACTTCGTATTTGTACATTCGGGACGAATTATCTTTTGTTCCGTTCGGGGTGTAGGTGGCAAAGAACCTATCACCGTTGAACTCTACGAATTCTTCCTTATTCCAAGCAAGAGGCTTGTCAGTATATATCGTGGCAGTTATCGTCGGAGCTCCGCCCATACGCTTTCCATTGTATGTGTACGAGTGCACAACAACAGGATTAGCGGCAGAGGGAAACAACTCAATCTTTTCCTTCTTGTCGCTTGTCTCTCCAACAATCTGCTGTATATATAACACTTTCGACTTCATAACTAACCGTTGTTATTATTTGCGTTGTTAACCGTACTGACATTTGCTTGCGCCGATGCTGCCTGTGCCGATTGCCTTGCGCGGCCATCTCTGCGGCCTTCTCCTGTTGCTTTTGGAGACGGATTTCCTCGTCTGGAGCCGAAACGGTATTCTTCTCAATTCCCGTCTTGTCTGATATAAGACCGCTGCCTTTGAGGGTACAGAGCATCTGATTCCATGCGCTTTCATCGAATGGTTGCCATGGCTTGAACGATGTGCTGATTTGCATCTGCGCAAAATCTGTTATCGCCGTTGGGTTCTCACCACTTGAAACAAGCTGCTTGGCCAAACCCTCCTTAAATAATCTGGAATGCTTACTCACGAAATTCTGCCACTCTATCACCTCGTCGTAGGAGTTTATAATATCAAGCGAACGAGTCATTTGAATAGCCAAGCCGCTGATGTCGCCGCTTGACTTCACATCCTTTGGCAGAATAAACGTGGTGCCAGTGGCGATTTCTATTTGGTCAAGGATAGCTTGCATGAAGTCTATCATATTCTGAGGAGAAGGAGGTGTCTTGAACTCCGCCGACCCGTTGCTATCTATGCTTGTATCATTTAGAATGATAGAACCGGCTATCTTCTTCGCTGTCTCATTGAACTTACCTTTAATATAAAGGATACCCCAGCCGTGTCTCTTCTGAATCACGGCAAATAGGTTGAAGATAATCTCAAACAGCTCTATTAGGTCTTGACCACCTTCCCATGCTACATTCCCGCGTTTCGTGACAAGTGGGCTTTCCGTGAATCCATGTGGCTCGGAATATAAAAGATACCACCCATTAGCGACTTTTTCTGTCTCATTATCATCACCTCCATCCGTAACAGGGAAACTGTCCGTGAAATGGTAATGGTAAGTGTCATCGTAAGCATCGATATGTCGCACGTTGTCTTCTGTACAGTAGTACAAGCAGTCCATCAGTGGTTCGCCGTTATCATCCTTGTGTGATATAATCTGATAGCCATCCTCGTAAGAGAACAATTCGCGCCTTGACTTCGTTGCCCTCGTTCATGTAAATAAGTAGCCCGACATCCCCGAAGCTCTTTTGTATCTTTATGGCTCGATACCCAATGCCGTCTTGGTTTGAATTCTCCCAATGCCACTTGAAGTCAGAAAAGTTTTTCTTCAACTTATCTGAAGGATTACTATCATGTAGTGTGTGCTGCCTCTTATTGCCGCCAAGGTAAAGAGTTTGCGCCCTCACAATACCACGTTGCATTGGAATACCGAACTTCTTGAACTCTATCTCTTGGTAGCCACCGTCATCCAACTTCACACAAATGCTTGGAAGATTACTATCGAAGATTACCTTATGACAATTTGGGTCGTATTCCTTGGCAAACCGCTCTTGGCTTACCACGTTACGCTTGATGTTCGGCAATACAGCCACCCTGCGATACTGTGTACCAATCTCGCAGCCATCGTCACAATCACTGACGGAAGCCGAGTTACAACCTCTTAAAAACGGCTTCTTTAGCAGTAATTTCTGAGGGTTTGTCAGAAAATCATTAATTATGTCCTGTCTTCTTCTACTCATCGTTGTTGTCGTTTAATGGTTGTTCAACTTCTTTTGCCTCTTGTTTTTCCTGTGGGTCTATGAAACCAAAGTGCCTGACGCAAGCCTTTCTTGTCGGCCAATAACTGCACTCTCTTTGCGTATGAGGGCAGACAACATCATGCTTACTTGGAACGATAATTATCCGTCTCTGTCTCTGGCTTTCCTCCATCTCAAACTTATCGTTCAGCTTTACACGAATATCCGTCTGCATTTTCAAAGCATCCTTTGTCTCCAGGTCCCCACGGTCAACAGCCTGTTGTATCTTGTCAAGCATCTTTAGGAGCTCGTTCTTATTCTCTTCTTTTGTGACGGCGTTGCTGTCGATATTTCCTATCCCGAAAGGCTCCAGTGTGTCAAGCAGCCTCTTAAACCGAGGCGTGTTATAGAAGTCTTCCGCATTTTTGTCGCTTCTCCTGTATGCGAGCCTATACGCAAGTGTCTTATCCTCCAATGAGTCGCAAAGGATAGCGAATGCGACATCCTTCTCGTTACATTTCTCCCAGTCCGTTCTCACGGTCTCAAGAATCATCCTTATGTTTTCTCTTTTCAGCATAATCTATATTTTTGTTAAGGGTCAGTACCATAGCGTATCGTCATAGACGCTCTGTGCGTTCGGACTCTTCTTATTTTCCTCACTATCTGTAATCTTGTAACCCTCCTCAAGTTCGCTTCCGTATTCGAGGTTTATACAAGGGTACATCCTCATGGCGCAAA